GACGGAACAGAAATTGTAAATAGTAGTAGACAGGTATCTAACATGGACGTTCCTGGCACAAAGATGACAGGTACTATCGCTGCGGCTAGATTGCCTTTTACAATTACAACAACCGCTCCAACAAGTACAAGTGGAACGTCTAGCGGACACGTCTGGTACGTATACTCATAGGAACTTAAATGGCAATTTATGTAAACGATGGAGGCAACCTTCGTCAAATTCGCTTTCTTGCGGTTAACGATAACGGCACGATTCGCCGTATCCATCACGTTTATGTAAATGCAAGCGGCTCTTTAGAAGGGCCGTTTGATGCTGTCCGTGCTACAGATAGAAGTACTAATACTCAAACTACTTTCATATCAGGCACTCAGGAAACATCTTTTAGTACAACTTGTACTTTCGAGACTAACAAAAATACAAGTACAGTCTTTGATACTACAAAAGCTACTACAACAGTATTCGATACTAGCAGAGATACCACTAGTACATTTGCAACTACTAGGGCAACCACTACTACATTTAATACAACAACTAATTTTACAACTACTACAACATACAATACTACTAGAGCAACAACTACAACATTTGACTCTACAACTACGTATACTACTACAACAACATTTAATACAACAACTACAACTACAACTGTATTTAATACTACAACTACGTTTACTACAACCACAACTTTTGAGACAAGTAAGGCAACTACTACTGTCTATGATACCACTACGACCTTTAACACTTCGTATGACACGACGATAAATACTAGTAGGTCTACTGGGTTTACTAATCAGACTTCACAAAGTACGAATACTTGTTTCAACACTAGCTTTACAAATGAAACTAGCAGAAATACAAACACTTGTTTCAACACTAGCTTTACGAATGTAACTAATAGAAATACAAATACTTGTTTCAACACTAGCTTTACTAATTCTACAACTAGAAATACTAGCACAAGTTTAACTACTGCTTACAATACTAATACGAGTAACAGCACAAACACAAGTTTAAATACTAGCTTTACTAATAATACAACTAGAAATACTAGTACAAGTTTAAATACAGACTATGAAACTGGAACAAGTAGGAATACAAACACTTGTGCTACTGTAGCAACAAATACTTGCTACTCAACAAACACATCATATGCTTGTGGCTTTATAGTAGCAACAAATACTTCTTACGCGACAAATACCATAAGGTCTACAAATACTTCGTATAGCACCGCCTTTACTAATAACACAAACACTTGTGCTATTGTAGCAACAAATACTTGTTACTCAACAGGCTTTACGAATAACACAAACACTTCTGCTATTGTAGCAACAAATACTTCTTATTCAACAAATACAGCTAGAAACACAAACACTTCTGCTATTGTAGCAACAAATACTTGTGTAAGTACAAACACTTCATACGGTTGTGGATTTACTAATAGTACAAGTAGAAGTACTTCATATGGTACAAGTAGAAGTACCTCATACAATACAAGTAGAAGTACTAATACTGCTTGGAATACTAATACATCATTTGCAACAGCATTTAGAAATAATACAGCAGTATTTATTGACCCAGAAGTTGGTCACCATATTGTAGGAACAAATACTTCTAGGGTTACACAAATTATTGTAAGTACAAGTGGTACTAATAATACTTCGTATGGTACAAGTAGAAATACAGCGTATAACACAAGTAGAAATACTTCATACAATACGAATACAAGTTATCAGACTACATTTACAAATAATACTCATGCGCATACAAACAATACAAATACTTGTTTCATAGCAAGTACAGGTTTTACAAACAACACAGGTGCTCATACTAATAACACTAATACTTGTTTCATAGTAGCTACAAACACAGCTAGAAATACAGGTGCTCATACTAATAACACTAATACTTGTTTCATAGCAAGTACAAACACAGCTAGACAGACTGATAACGTTATTGTAGGTACAACGTTCCAAAACAATACAGGTGCACATACAAACAATACTAACACAAGTTATCAAACACAGTTTACAAACAACACAGGTGCACATACTAATAACACTAATACTTGTTTCATAGCATCAACAAATTATAATACAAATACAAGTAGATTAACTGAGTTTACTGCAAGTACAACTTATGCTACAAACACAAGTAAATTAACTGAGTTTGAGGTAAATACTAGCTTTACTAATGAAACAACTAGAATTACAACATTCACCGCTTCTACTAGCTATAACACAAATACAAGTAGATTAACTGATGAAGTAATTGTATCTACAGACTTTAATACAAACACAAGTAAATTAACTGATGATGTAATCGTATCTACAAACTATAATACAAATACAAGTAGATTAACTGATGATGTAATCGTAACCACGGAGTTCAATACGAATACTGCCAGAATTACAACTTACGAAACAACTTTTGCAACTTCTAGGTCAAGTTCAAGAGCTACATCAACAAGTAGAAGTACTACAACTACATTTAATACAACGAAGTCTACAGATACTACTAGAGCAACACAAACAAGTAAAAGTACTGTTACTACATATGCGACTTCACAAGGAACAATTACAAGTAGAGCTACCTCAACAAGTAAAGAAACTACTTGTACCTTTGAAACAAACACAACTACTGCAAGTTCAAGAGCAACCTCTACAAGTAAGAGTACTACAAGTACTTTCGATACTACTAGAGATACTACAACTACTTTTGAAACAAGTAGTTCAACAGGTTCTGTATTTGAAACAACTAGGACAACATCTAGTACTTTCAACACTACAAGAGTTACAGATACCACAATTACAACGGATCACCTAACAACTATTGCTACGGCAACAGATACAGGTATCTTTGAAAGAATAACAGCCTCTCAAGCTGGAACTATATTCGATACTGAAGTATCAAGCGCTTCTGATGTCGGAGCTTCCTATTGGGACGGTTCACAATGGACGAGTTAAGACATGGCGAAAATGGATATAAAAACAGGACTTCCTGAAGATCAGATTACTACAGATTATCTGAACAAAAAGATGGAAGGACTAATGTCGGCTCTCTTTGATACAATCGGAGAGAACGAAGAAAGAATAAAAGATTTAGAATTACAAGTTTGGAAACTAACTGAGAAAGTGAATGGCAAAACAACAACTTGAACAGTTAGCCATAAACGAAGCGATGGGAGATGTTCCTACGCATTTCATGAAATCAGGCAGTTGCATGCCACCTAAGAGTAGGTTAGATGTACTAGCAAAATTTCGTGAAAGAATAATTCCTGAGGAATACATGGGGTGTCCTTTTGAATACGACCTTTGGTTCAATACCAATGAGTTACGTACTATAAGAGCATTCTTGTATACAGATTTCTTAGGAGGTGGTTGCTTCTTTAGAGTAAACACTATAAAAATAAATGACAGGATTATGCACAGTATTGCTGATTCGAATCAAAAGATAGACGAAGATAGAATACAAAAGATAATCGATAATTTAGAAAATAAATATACATTGAAACATAATCGTTCTACATACGATAAAGTAATCTTCCCACCAGGAAGTAATCTAATACAAGCAGGTAAAAATGTTTTGGATTGGAAAAAGTTAGACGACTATGTTATGAATAAAGGTTTTGTAATTAAGCCACACCCTATTACAGCCCATGTATACTGTGCTAAGTATAAACACAGATACGGGAAAGATAAAGTATTAGATAAGAAACTAGGTGGTCACGAAATTCTTGAAAGATGTACTGATTTAGCTTTCTGTCCCAATAGTCAAATGGGAATAGAAGGATTATTGTTAGGAAAGAATATTCACTCAGTAGCTGTTCCCAGAGTAGCTAGAGAAAAGAATCATCTTACTTATGAAGCAATATATCAGGGCATAGCAGGAAAAGACTGTGGGTCACGAACAGCACTCTTAAAAATACTTTCTAGTAAAAGGTCTGGCATTGTGTTTCATTTTGATGAGGACGCAGAAGAAAGAGTTGAAAGATACTTAGAACAATTTTGGGAATATACATTTAGACCCCACAAGAAAATGGGAACAGGAAAAGTAGAGATAAAATGATAGATATTGTTATACTAACAGAAGAAATAAATACCGAGTATACGCTCGCGTCCCTTTTGGACTGCGACGAGAACTTTCGTCTGCACCTGTTCAATAGGAAAGGGCCACTTATAGATAATATGGAGCCGACTATCAAGTGGGCTATGAAAAACTTTAGAGAAGTTTATAGTTACCAAACTCCTTTCATGTGGAGAGGTACAGGGTCAGAAAGACTAGCTAGAACTATACTTCAGTTTAAAGAGCATTGGAAAGATAAACAACCAAAAGGATTTCCTATAGAAAGAGTTATTGTTCACACACGCGGAGCAAGATTATTCAATGGTAGTTTCAAAGATAATGTACCAACTGTTAGACAAATGGGAGATAACTTATGCTACTTCTCTAGATGTCATCAATATTTTGACCACCCCTTCTATGGCAACTACTATCAAACAATAGGACTAGATGCTAAGAAAACAGATTACGAACAAGACTTTATATTACTAAACTGGGCAAAATTCAAAGATTTTCATTGGACTCATTACTTTGCAAATGGCAAACCTACTAGAAGAGTAGATAGAGAAGCCGCAGTAGAAGGCAGAAACGCATATATGAATGACAAAGATTCATTTATCTTATCTGCAAAGACTGATGTAATGATGGCGAATCTGATGAACAGAAAGCACGGTATAATGCCTTTGTACTTTGATATGGGTGTAGATACTCTAATAGATAAAGAAGCTATTGGGCCAAAAGATACTATCAATCATAATATAATGATACGAAAAGCTTTCTCAACTAATCTATCAACTAAAGAACTATATGAAGAATACCACGACTATCCTACCTTGCCGTTCATGGCTATTCCTTGGGATATGTGGACTAGTGTAATTGACAACATACCCCTCAACCTACGAAGAGATGGAATCAACGAGCGTTTGTTAATAAAAGCTGATAAGCAAAAGAAATATCTTCGCAAAGTAGTGGAAGCAGGGTACTTGTTAGGTAAGATATAATAAGGAAATTTTCAAATGGTTACGCCTGATGAAAAATTTGTAATTCAGCTTTGGCTATTCTGCGTCAAAGAGTCAATCAAAAATTCTAAAATTTCAACACCAATTTTACGACTATATCAGTCGTTCAAAAACTTACTCGTCTAAGATTTCTGGCTTCAGGTCAGAAAGTATTTCCCAATGAATCACCCCGTTGCGGGACATTTCTAGTGCATACTCTCTTTCTGCGGGGACGTTGTGAGGAATCTCATCAACACTATTTCTAGGCAAGTGCCAACTGTTAGGGTAAGCCGCACCTACTTTGAAAGGGGCTGCTTTGGCAAAGAAGTCAAATCCAACAATCGAAAGTTTCTTCCAAACCCATGCCTTTTTTATTAACCAAAGTAATACTATAAAACCGTTTGATGGTCTGCCAAGTACTGCATTGTTCTCATATCCGAACTCATCATAAATTTCTAAAAGCTCTTCATCTGAAAACATTGTGTGCAACTCATGAGTTATATCGCTTGCATGGTTTCTAGCAGTAAGTAAATTTATTCGGGTACGATTCAATAGTTTTGGAACTCCTTTGAGTTCTGGTTTATGTACCATTTGTTCTGCTCTCAGAAACCCAGTTGCCCAAATATCTGTTCGCTTACCTATGGCTTCGTAATGTCTTGGTCGTGGTATACCTCTACCCATACGGATAACGACATCATGTGATTCTATAAAATCTGCTTTCTTATAGTTGAGAATCTCTACTGAGTTACCTACAAGTACAACATTCTTATTTTTTAGTTTCTCAAATATTATATCTTTGATAGCCACTCTAACTCCTTGATTGCTTGTTTGTCTGCTTGTACTTCTTGATAGTTTGCCGCGTGTTGTATGGTTATCTCGGGTATCTCTATATGTGTTGGCATGTCTATCAGAAACTCAATTGCATCTGCTACTTCTTTATGTGTAAGACTTGGGAAGTCATCATCATTGAGTAAACCGAGATTGATTGTACTTATACGGCAGAGTTTGTCACTATTATACACAAGATTATTAGTAAGATGGTTAAGACTAGCTTTTTGCGCGGCATACATATGTCCTTTTGATATATTGGGTTGGTGAGCTCGTGAAGATATATTGATTATATACTTATCTTTTTTACCTTTCCAGGCTTGATATGCAAAGTAAAGTATTCTAGTTTGGTCAAAGTTTTTGTGAGCATGATTGATTAGAATGTCTAACTCATTTGAGTTTCTTGTATCAAACCCCCAAAAGTTTAACCCATTCATTGTAAAATCTTCTACTCGTGGTGTGTAAATTGTGTGGTCTTGCAAAGCACCCGCTATGGCTTTGGCAAGTCCTGTCTTTCCTGTAATTCCTATTTTCATGCGAATAATCCTATGGTAAACATGGCAAGTCCCATGAGTCCCAGCATTGTCATTTGAATGATACTAGCCCAAAACACTTGTCTCATTGGGTGCATCTCTACTAATTTTTCTATCACTGATTCATCAGGTGATAAGTTAACTGCTTGCAATAATTTCTCTTCCTTTGTTTTCATACTTCTGTACTATATCGAACGACTCCTTTCCAAATAGTGTCCCATCTACTGAACACCCGTTACACGGAGATTGACTTCTATCCCCTCTTGCTAATCTTCTTCTTATCTTCTTCATTGGTTTACTAAACCAAACATTCATCAGAGTATCTTGCATGAGGTTTCCTATTACATGCTCTCTACCCCAATCGTTACTACAGAACAAAACATCTCCATTCCAATCTACAAACATTTTGTAGAAAGGATAATGACACGGTTTCCCTTGCAAAGATTGAATATCGGCTTCATCTATTCCTAGCCAGTCGATAGTCCCGCTTCTATTGTTTAATATAAGTCCATGATCCTTCTGACTCCAGTGCATTCTGTACTTGTATCTGTCTGACGGTATATCACGCATAACTTCATCGAAGTGTTCCATCTGATGCGCTCCATCATATAAGTTAATATACAGAAGGGAGAGACCATTTTCAAACAAAGATTTTGCATACTTTGAAGTCAATCTATCCCCATTGGTATTACACTCGAGAATGTTGGAATCGAGATGTGTTCTAAAACTTTTTACTATTTCAGGAAACTTTGGATTGAGTAAATTTTCACCAAAGCCGCTAAGAGAGATTTTGCCACGATAATGATTACGTCCAAGTTCTCGTGCTATATGACTCGCACCGTTTGGAGTCATATGCAAATTCCTGTTAGGGAAAACTTGTGGGTCATGTCTCGGGCAAAAGACACAATTTCGATTACAAAGTTCGGTAGTATTAACTTCGACTGTGAGAATCGAATTGAGTGGGTTAAACTCTTCATTAGACAGTCTCTTGTGATGCGCAGCCTCTTGACTCCTCCTGTGTTCGAGGAAGCTATATTGGTCGTTGTGCTTCATTCCGTACTGCTCTCCACTCGTCAGCGTAGGGTTGGTCTTCGAAACCTTTTAACCAAGGCCCTCCATCTGTAAAGTGAACAGCACATGGCTGGTAGATATCATAGTAACCTATCATATTGTTCCAGGTTGCGGGGAGACTTCCTATGCTTCCCGCCCAGTTGAATTCATGTAAGTAACCTGCGTTTGCAGTATTAACAGTCTCTGGGCTTAGACTTTGTTCATCACAGTTTATATACATTAGTGATGACCAGTACTTACATGGGTATGGACGGTTAATTCTACCGTCCATCTTTATTCCTTGTTTAGTAATAAGTTCAGGGTGCTTGACTACGTAGACATCATGTTCTTCTTCATCAACGCACTCTGTCATATCTTGTGGGTCGGCACGAAAGAGAAAATCTCCATCTACAAATAATGCCCACCCTTGAAAATTGTTTAGATAGGGTACTAAAAATCTAGTAAAGGAAAAGTCAGTTGCTTCTCCTTGAAAAGGTCGTGAATACACACCCTGCTCTATTAACTTTGATTTAATCAAAGGTTTTATTACATGAAGTTTACTAAAGCGTTCTATCGAAGCTTTACATACTTCATACATTTCGGGGTGTGCTTCTTCATACCCTATGTATATATTCACTTAACTACTTCAGGTGTAAACTCGGGGTCTTGTTTTCCAAGCTCTTCTCCGAGTTGGTTTATATATGCTTGTCTTCCAGTTGTTAGTATCGCTATTTGTGTTTGATACTGTGCAATCAATTGATCTGCTATCTGTACATGATTGATAAGATTCTTATGCTCGTCACTTAACTGGTCAAGTACATATTCGTTTCCATCAATAGTAATTGTTTGCGCTGGTTCGTTCATTTAAATATATCCTGCCAATTTCCTTGTGTACTAGCCTTAGCATACTCGGTAGCACGGTTTTCAAAAAAGTTGGTATGCTCAACTGCATTTAACTGCATATCAATCCATGGTAATGGATTCTCTTCACTATGGAATATCTTTTTCATACCTATTCCTAGTAGTCGTCTATCAGCAATATATCTGATGTACTCTTTTACTTCTTTTGCAGTTAGGTCGGGAACATCTGCGTTTGCAAAACAAACATCAATAAATTTATCTTCTAGTTCCACAGTCTTTTCGGCGGCACAATAGATTTCATACTTCAACTTATCAGTCCATAACTCAGGGTGTTCCTGCATAAAAGTTCTGAATAGTTTTGACAAACCTTCAACATGCAATGATTCATCACGAATACTCCATGTAACAATCTGCCCCATACCTTTCATCAAGTTATGTCTTGGGTAGTTTAGAAGAATCGCAAAGCTACTAAATAGCTGAACGCCTTCTGTAAATGCACTATATACTGCCATTGTCTTTGCCATATCAAACGGAGTTTCCATACTAAAGTCTTGTAAGTACTCATGTTTCTCCATCATGGCATGTATGTCCATAAACTCTTGGTACATATCATCATCTTTACCTAGAGTTTCCAAAAGCAAGGAGTATGCTTCTTGGTGTACTGCCTCCATAGCAGCATACGCAACTAGCATCATTCTTACCTCTGGTTGCTTAAATGTAGGAAGATAGTGATGGGCATAGCCTCCACATACATCTACATCTGCTTGCGTGAAGAACTTAAATATATTGTCTAGCAACATACGTTCTCCATCAGTTAGTTTTTCTCTATAATCTTTTATATCATCTTGTAGTGGCACTTCGTCGGGTAGCCAATGCATTTGTTGTTGTTTTTTATAATTCTCAAATGCCCAAGGATATTTAAAAGGTTTATAGTATTCTCTTTCTTTTAATAACATCTTTTATCCTTCACAACTTAGACACTCTTCCTGCTCAAAGATAATCTCTCTTTTTGCTTGGGAAGCTACATTGTCTGCTCTACTAATTGCTTCACTACGTAGATAGTAAAGCGTTTTTAGGTTCTTTGCCCAGGCTAGCATGTGGGCATTATGTAAATCGCCTTTGTTTACATCAGGCGGGAAAAATAGATTCAATGACTGAGACTGACAGATATACTCTTGTCTTTCTGCAGCGTGTTCTATAATCCATGCTTGATTTATCTCTACGGCTGTTTTGAAAGTGTCTTTTTCATCTTGTGATAAAAAGTCAAGATGTTGAACACTTCCTCGTTGTGCAACTATACCTTTCCATACTTCATCTGTATTCATTTCATACTTATCAAGAACTTTTTGTAAAAACTTATTCTTGTGTAAGTTAGAGCCAGATTTAGTTTTCTGTGTAAAAGCATTTGCTCTAAAAGGTTCGATACTTGGACTGGTGTTGCCACAAATAATACTAGAACTCGCATTTGGAGCTATAGCTAATAAGTGTGCATTTCTTACTGTGCAAGTATCATCATCAGGGCAAGCACCTTTCTCTTGTGCTAGCTTGCGTGTTGTTATATCAGCTTCGTGTCTGATATGTTCAAACATTTCAAGATTCTTTGCTTGTGCGCCTAATGATTCGAATGGTATTCCATTCTTTTGTAAGTATGCGTGAAATCCCATAGCTCCTAGACCAAGACTTCTTTCTCTGTGAGCGCTGAACGCTGCTCTATGCAACTGCTCAGGTGCTCTAGCTATGAAGTCAGTTAGAACATTATCCAACATTCTAATTAAGTCTCGAACTATAGTTGTATCTTTCCATTCATCATAATACTCTAAGTTCAATGATGATAGACAGCATACTGCTGTTCTTTCTGTGTCAGTCGCTAATGTGATTTCACTACATAAGTTTGAGTGGTGTACTTGTAAGCCTTTCTTCCTTTGAAACGCGGGAATCTCTGCATTAACTGCATCTTCGAACATCAAGTACGGTTCACCTGTCTCCATTCTATTCTGGAGTAGTTTCACCCATAGGGCTCTTGCACTTACTGTTCGTTTGACTTGTCCTGTGTGAGGATCGATAAGATCCCAGCTGTCATCAAAATCAGGATACTTTGTAGCGGCGTGTATTCGTTCCATAAAGCTGTCAGGAACCACGACCCCATGATGTAGGTTAATAGACTTACGGTTAGTATCCCCACCAGTAGGTTTCCTAACATCTAAAAATTCCTCTATTTCTGGGTGCGACATATGTAGATAAGCAGCATAGCTTCCTCTACGGGTTACACCCTGTGAGAAAGCAAGCATTTCTGCATCTACTACTTTTATAAAAGGTATCACTCCAGTACTCTCGCTTCCTTTAGAAGTCCTTGTACCTTGCGCTCTGACATCAGACCAATGCCCACCGATTCCACCACCGAATGATGATAGAAACGCGTTCTCTACATAATGGTCTGTAATACCTTCTCTACTGTCGTCCACATAATTTAAAAAACAACTTATGGGTAATCCTCTTGTAGTTCCACCGTTAGATAGAACTGGAGTTGAGAACATAAACCATAATTTACTGACATAATCATACAACCTCTGTGCATGGTCGTCATCATCTGCAAAAGACATTGCTGCCCGTGCAAATGCTTCTTGTGGTGATTCCTCACCAGGTATCATATATCTATCCTTGAGAGTTGTTATTGCAAACTCATCAAGCATAGAATCCTTACTATAATCTATTTTAACTGACATAATTTTTCACTAATCCTATAATATCGTTACTATGCCCAAGTACTTGTGCGTCTGGGTCGTATGATAAATCCATTAACTCGATATTCTTAGCAAGTGCGTCAGCACCGAACTCGTTTAAGTTCTGCATAAACTTATACCTGCTATCTATCGGAAGTGAGGACATTATATCAAATACATCTCCGTGTGTCGCTATGAGAGACGATGCTCTCTTAGGGCCAATTCCTGTTACTCCTGGGACATTATCTCCTTTATCTCCAGTCAAGCACTTGAAAGTAAGATACTTGTCTGGTTCAAAGTCATAATGCTCGTCCCAATTACCTAATGTTGTCTCTTTTCTTGTTACGGTAGAGAACCGTGATATGTTCTCATCTACTAAAAGATCCCAGTCTTTATCTGAACTTACTAGCCAGATATCTTCTATACCGAGATTCTCTCTGTTCTGAGCAATGACTGCCGCAATGTCATCAGCTTCTACACCTTTATACTTAATAGTGAGATAACCTTTTTCATTACATAAGTCTACTGTCTTTTGAAACTCTCCTAAGAATTGTTCAAATTCAAGTTTCTCTTCTTCTGTTTGGTCTGCGTATCGTTCTTTTCTGTTAGCTTTGTACATTGGGTCTATTGTCTTACGGTAATCACTACCACCGTCACCCAACACTACTATACTACCACAATCGTAAGACTTGGCAAGACTTTCTATAGTCCTGACATATTCTACTTTAAAGAACTCCTTCTTTTGATGTTTCCATCGGAAAGCCAAATTGAGACCATCGACTACTAATAGATTACCATTAGGAGTCGGGGGCTTTCCAAGGCTCGTAAATTCTATCGCCATGTGTCCATTCCTGTTTTTCTTTTTCAAGCCACTTTTCTGCAAGACATATGTACGCATCTAAAAAGTTGATGTACATATAGTCTATATGTTTTGGTTTGATTTTTGTTGCTACAAAAAATTGTGCATGGTTGGCTTTGAAAAACAGCAGGGGCATCAATTGCGTATCCTCCGCCTGCTGGCAAGTCTTTGCCCACCATTGCACAAAATTATTACTTTTATTCGTAAATACTTTAGTAGAGATAGCGTCGTCTTTGTAAAACTTTACTTCTATAAGGAAAACATTGATGTGGTGTTTGAGCCACAAGTCTCCCTTGATTTTACCACTACCAGAGCCAGGGGTTTGCTCAAACGGTAAGTTTGTCCAACGCGTTAACATATTGGCAACAAGCAGCTCGGCCTTGTGACCTTTCTGTCTACTGTTTACCATTTATTGAGAATCGATAAAGTTAATTAAGTTATCGACATTTTGGAGTTGTAGTTCCGTGACTGCATCATCAGGAACTTCTATATCTAGTTGTTCCTCAACCATCATCACTATCTCTACAATATCCAAAGAATCTGCACCATAGTCTTTTACTAAATCTCCTCCAGGTTTTACTGTTCCCATCTTGAGATTCAGTTGTTGTTCTATCATACGTAGTACGTCTTGTGCATTACTCGTCATTGTTTTTCTCCATAAATTCTTCACGATTCATATTCATACGTTCTTGGGCAGGTATCATATACCAGTCGCATACTCTACAAGTTGACCCTACAGGTATGTACTTTTTACGAGGGTAGCCTTCGTACTTACAAATATGTAACCAAAATGTATCTCCTTCTTTCATATTATTCTAAATGAGATATGTTATCTTCTTTTATAATTTCTATCTTCTCTAATAGTGGGTGTGTCCAACCATGAGAAACTAGATAAGTATTTAAGTTTTCTTCTTTCAAGAGAATCTCTAC